CCTGTTGGTTTTGTCATACTCCACAACTGCCCCCATGACCTGTTATATCACAAATATCATGAGTTTCAACTGCTTCTTCAAACTCTTCACCAAGTTTTTCTTTTGCTTCATTGTATGAAACGGCTGTAAGTGGCTGTCCACCTCGACTTCCGTCAGGATAACAAGTAAAACCTCGAAGACCGTGAGCATACTTTGCAAGTGTTTCTGCAAAGTCTTCAACAGTATCTTCATTATTTAATTTGCTACCCCAAGCAGGTAAATTAATTGTGCTTGAGATTGACATATCAACATATGACTGAACATCGTATTGAAACTTGATACGTCTTTCATAATCGTTAGCCAAGTCTAATGCACTCTCAATAGTATTAGGATCAACATCATATGTGTCTATCATTTCTTGTGCTGCAGCATCGACAACATATTGATAATGCCATCTCTCATTCTTGAGATATCTTCTTTTGTAAGCAACTGCAAATATAGGTTCTATGCCTGTAGTTGTTCCAGCGATAATGCCAATAGTTCCTGTCGGAGCGACTGCTCTTTTGCGGACAGATGGACTGATTGAAAGCTCGTTACAAAAGTTCTTAGCAGTCAAATCACTTTGGGTTTGATATATGTATAGCCATTTATGTAGTTCAGGAGTGACCTCATACTTTGAACCTCTTTGTATAAGCCATTCATGTAAACCCATAAGACCTAAACCTAATCGTCTGTTCTTCTCTCTTGTCTCATAAACTTTTTTATACGGAAGATCAGCAACCATCGTGCCACAGACTAAAAACTTTGTAGCAAGATGAACAACATCTCTGAGTTCATTTATATTTTTTATCCTTGCTAGGTTTAAAGAACCAAGATTACAAAGATCTGAATCATCTTCTGATGTTACTTCTGTACAAGCGTTACGCAGTGTTTCGTTTTCTTTATCAAAGAAATTAAACGAGAACCCCGGCTCTGCCGTTGATAAAGCCTGTCTACAGTTCTTTCTAAATACATCGCTAACATTTCCTGTTGTCCAATATCTAGTTAACCATTTTGTATCATAGTTGACTGAGATGTTTGTCATGTCTAACGGAGCAGGATAGTTAAAGTCATCTTGTTTTACATCGAAGACTGTGCTTCCTGTGTTGCCTATCTTCATTTCATGCCAGTTCTTGGCATTTAAAAACTCTTCTATGTCTCCTGATTTCCAATTTAAACTTGCGTAGATAGCACTTCTTCTGCTGCCACCTTGCATAACTGAACGACCTAACTCATTAATCATTCTCATCTTTTCAACTGCACCACTTGCAGTTCCACCAGTACCTGACAATGCACTACCTCGTGGTCTGTAAACAGAATAGTCTATTCCAATGCCACCACCAGTCATCAAACAACTCTCAGCTTTCCAACTTAAATTAGCCCAGTCTTCTCTTGTATCTTCCTCTGCCCTTAACAAAAAACAGTTATTAAAAAACTTTCTTTTCTTGCCTGCATAAAATAAATATCTACCACCGGGAACAAACTTTAATTCAGTTATATACTTAATCAGTTCATCCTTTTCATCATAATTCATTTCATCTCTACAAACATCTTCAACAAGTGTTCTTGATAACTCAGCCCAAGTACTTGCATTCTCATGTCTATATTTTTGATTAAATATATCCTCTGAAAATTGTGTTCTAAACATTGGATTTATATTAGACTTCCACGCCATTTTTTGTCTCCTTGATTTGTTTGGAGAAGATATCTCTCCATTCGATTAATAGTTTCTTTGCGTTAGAGTCACCTCTCGCAATTTTTTTTGCCAGTTTCCTGACAGCTACTTCAGGTACAGTTGCGTAAACACAGACCATAGGAAAATCTTCATTGTCATGAAGTAACCAATCTAATGCTTCTTTTTTTACTCGCTTGTGTTTCCAGTCAGGCCAACTAGGATTTATTGACTTGCTGTGTCCTGCCGAGTCCAACAATGCTTGAAGTATCACTGCCCTCCACAGACGGTTTGTACCGTCTAACCAAATTCCAGTCAAGAACTATCTCCATTACTTCTCTAATTGATCGCACAACAGCTACTGAACAACCCATTTTAATAAGTTGTTTGTGGATCTTTCGTTGTGCTGAAGATAGTCTGCCAGTTGGAGTTTTTACTTCAATACCATAATATATACCTTTATATATTAATTGTATATCAGGCCACCCTGCAACAAGACCAGCTCTCTTTAGTTTAGCACCTCTTATATACCCACCGCCACCAGAAGGAAAAGCTGTCATCAAAATATTTTTTTTAAGATGATCTCTTAAAACTTTAATGATGGCTGATTGAAGCACTAGTTCAGGTTCTGATCTTTTTTTCTTTTTGCCTGCCATAAATTCAAATAACAAAAAAAAAGGGCTAAGTCAAACAACTTAGCCCTAGTTAAGGAAAACATATGAATAAAACAAGATTTGCAACCCATCATAAAGAAGGAGTACTATTTGTTTTGACAAACTGCAAATCTCAATTTATAGTATCACAGTAATTATGGAAGATCAACTACCTAAATCGTTATTAAACTATATGAAGAATGAGAGCTATGATGCAGGTTCTATACCTGTTGATATCAGTGCAACTCGTTTAAAAGACACACCAAGAATAACAAGATTGTTTAAACTTCACAGAGATAAAATAAAAATAAATTATTTGGACAGAGGTTTTGCCAAGCTTGGTGAAGCATGGCACAAAGCTATGGAAGAAAACTCACCATCGAATTGGATTTGTGAGAAAAGATTTTATGCAGATGTAAACGGATATATTATATCAGGTGCTATAGATGGTCTAGAACCTGTTGGAAAAAATGTTTATAACATATGGGATTACAAATTAATGTCATCCTATAAAGCCAAAACAGATTTATCTGAGTTCACAAAACAGTTGAACATATACACATACATTCTAAAACAAAACAAAATGGATGTTAAAAATTTATACATATCTGCGATGATAAGAGACTGGACACCTAACAGATTGAATGATCCAAATTATCCACAAACAAATCTTCCAATTTTTAAAATTGACAAGTGGGATGATGAATTTACTGAGAGTTATGTAAAAGAAAGAGTGATGCATCATACTCAAAAAGAGATACCTGAATGCACAAATGAAGAGATGTGGGCTAGTGGGGATACATTTATTGTAGAGTCATTAAAAGCAGGGAAGGTTATGAAAGTCTATGACACACAAGAAGAAGCAGAAAAACATCCTAGTGTTGTCAAAGGAACTGCTAGGGTTGACAAAAGACTGAGTGAAAGGTTAAGATGCAAAAGATATTGTGAGGTATCAGATTTTTGTGATCAGTACCAAAAATATTTAACTTCAGCATAAAGGAGACAAGATGAAGGATAAAATTAAAGATGCACAAAAGCTTATAGCAGATGCACAAGGTGGCAAAGCTAATATAAGAGGTAAAGAATATACAACAGTACCTCTAAGAATAGAAGTCTTTCGCAGCAATTTAGAGAAAGGTGATCTAAGCGAAACAGCTAATATGTTTACACATCTTAAAATATTAGATAGCAGAGTAATATCAAAGACTTACTTGGCTAAAAATATAGATATACATTTAAATCAAGATGGCAAAGAGATTGTCACTATGGAAAGTGTAATAGCTGTAGGCACAGCAGAAGAGTTAAGAGACTCTAGTATGATTAATAAAACAAGTGCTGTGGAGAATGCAGAAACATCAAGTGTTGGCAGAATGTTAGCTAATCTTGGTTTACATGGTGGTTCATATGCATCACATGAAGAAGTCGAAAATGCTATTGAAGCCCAAGAAATTTTAAAAAAAGATAAGAACGTAGTTGAACTTAAAACCAAAAAGTTAAAGAAACCAATTAAAGAAAGTGATGTAACACAACATCAAGATAGAAAAGAAGATATGGATAATCTTCTAAATGATTTTAAAGCTGAATGGGAAAAAACTATAGTCGATAACAAGACTATGAATGCGTGGTTTCTTAAAAAACAAGATGACTTTGAGGATTTAAAAAACAATGACTTGCACAATCATGGAGTATTGTGTAATCAGTTACAGAAGTACAGAGAAAAACTTCCAACAAAGAAGGGATAAAATTATGACGGAAGAATATAAAAATAGTGGTAATTTATTTACACCTATAGAAACAAGCATTGTCAGACAGGGAAGAGTAAATGTTGACGGTGTAACTAAGAATATGCTGATAGTCAAAAGCAAAGATAGAGAAGGAATGGAATACTTTAATCTCTATTTTGAGAGTGCTAAAATTTATAAGACTGAGAAAAAAGATGACAACAGTTCTGATATGGATGGAACTATCAATGCAGTCATCGAGGGTCAAGTGAAGCCCATGAAGTTTTGGCTGAGAAGAAAAACAAGTGAAAAGGGTACTGATTATACCAATGTTAGCTTGCAACCAAAACAAAATATGAATGGTGCTACACCTGTCAAGGAAACGTCATTAAATGATATGGATGAGTCTCCCAAGAATAAAAATCCATTAGATGACGAAATCCCTTTTTAAAAAAAAAGGATAAGATCCCCCAAGCATTTAAAATATGTGAGGGGGTTTCCTTGCATCATATGTTCAACACGACCACCAGTTCACGCACATCATGTAAAGCATTCCGAGAAAACAGGAATGGGGCTAAAGGTCAGCGATTGCTGGACAGTTCCTCTATGTTGGGAATGCCATCACGAACTACACACAGCAAAAATAAAAGAAGAACTTTTTTGGTCTATCAAGGGTGTAGATCCAATAGAAAAGGCAAAAGAATTATGGAGACTTTTTAATGAAACCAATGCCAAGAAGAGCATTCGCTGAAGTCAGTGGATTTGAAGCTAAGAAACATAATATAAGACAAACAACAGATGGACTGTGGCAGTTGACTTTAACTGTATCAGAGTTTGGTAATGCGGACTGGTTAGTGTTTGCTCCTGTAGGTTTGCCAATGGCAATCGGTATTAAAGCTTTAGACTATGATAATCCTGAAGAAGCACAAGAAGATAATGATTTAAAAAAATATGTTACCAAAGCTGTCATGCTTTGTAAGAATGAAGAGTTTCAAAAGTTTCTAGAACAGAAGAATATGGAAGATGGAACTTACAGTTGGGGAATGGGAAACCAAGAGATAGAATGTTCTAATGCTTTAAAGAGTTTGATCGGTCTAAGTTCAAGAGCAGATCTTAAACTTGAAGGAGATGCTTACGATCAGAAGAGAAGAGACTTAGATAACTTAATTAGAGAGTTCCAAGACTACTACGACAAGAATGCACAAGGGATATAGTTATGAGAGGTGTTTGTTTATTTTAACTTAAAACTAAAGAAAGGTCTCCTTTGTTTTATTTTAAACAAAATGTAATAATTTTTTTTCCGCAAGCACCTCTCGCCAACTATGTTTGATCTAGATCCAAAATACGTTTTATTAATCTTTCTGCTCTCGCTGTGGTTTGTTTATGCCAACGTGAGTTTCGCATTTCACTAGCCATTTCAGACCAAGCTCCTCTGTTACAAGCGTCTATAGTCTTTTTAAATTTTTTTAAATTTGGCATCCCTAATTGAAAGCACATATTTGCTGTTACTAATCTTGCTTCTTCTGGGAGACTATCCCAATTCCGAAATATTTTGGCACAATCAGAGATAGTAGTAGCGACATCATCTTCAAAGGCACTAATAACACGTTCCTCAGAAACTTCCGTTCCGACTTCTTTTCCATACTCTGGATCTTCTTTTCTAACCAGATGTCCAATTCCAAAAGTGGGATGCGATTCGCTACAAAGGTAAATAGAGTTAACTTTACCCTCGTCATTTTCAAGTTCCTTTCTAAGTTTTTCTACAAAGTATTCCATTTTATTCCTCAATATTTTATAATATGCTTTTGTAAGTTGTTTCAAATCTTCTTTCAAAAGATTTATTTCTGCTCTTGAAGCCACTAGTTCCCTTCTGAGTGTTTCTTCAAAACTATCTTCGTGGTTATCCCAACCTTTATCTTCTGTTTCCGATTGCACTAAAACCAAAGTAAGCTCCTACCAGTCCACACATACTAATATACTGTGTCATTAAAATAGACTCAGCTTCTGCTAATCTGTCTGGAAAAGCAAGTGTTAATATTGTTGTTAGAGCCATCAATAAAATTAAAACCCAAGCCATTCTTCTTTTGTTTACTTGATAAGCTAACTTATCAGGTACGAGATCGTTGCTGTTTTCTGACATTTGATTTCCTTATTGTTTCTTTACCTTTTTTAAAAATGCTTGCGACTTGAGTTTTTCCCATGACTTTGGCTCTTTGTTCTCCAACGGTGAGGATTTGAATTTTTCTTGCATACGGTTTATTGATCCTTTTAACCTTTGCAACTGTTGCTCTTGCGTCAGATGGAGTTGCGAATTTAATTCCAACCGTGTCTTTAGGGTTTTCATCCGTGTATAATCTTCTACCAGAACCTTTTGGTTTTTTTCCTGTTCCGACTTTTGGATCACGCTTCTTCATTTCTTTCTAAACTTATCCAGTCCACGAATGCCTAATGCAGCAGACACAGTTAAGAATAATAAATAAGTATACCAGTCAGGTAATTCATTTAATCTAGCAAAGCCATTCTTCACAACATCTTCCATGCCCGGAATGAAAACCAAGATTGTAGGGATTAAAATAACAATAGTAACTAGTTCGTCTTTCCAACTATTCTGAGTGCCTTGTGCCATAATGATTTCCCATTTAGAATCATGTGTGGCAGCAGTTC